GGGTGATAGTCCCGGAAGTAGAAGTAGCCTGGATTTTCAGTGAAGTGCCGCTGCTGCTACTAGCTTGTTCGGGGATCAGTACAACATCACGGCTGCCGCTCCTACGGTAACTACAGCTTCCCTGACTACCGCCGTGAACCACCACCACAAGTTCTGGATACGACTTATAAACGGCACCGGCACTTCACTGAAAATCCAGGCTACTTCTACTTCCGGGACTATCACCCCTGGTATTAACAGCAGCTGGAAGGCTCGCAGAGTGCCAGCAGCTAACGTCGGCACATTCTCCGCATAGGAGGCGCCCGTGACCGCCTACCTGCCGGGCGTCCCCGGACTAGCCGGCCGTCCTAAGAGGCTGCTGCGGTGACGTCCTTCGCTGCGGTTCCAGGCCAGGCGCGGCCGGGCGCATCAAGGCCCGGCGACCCCGGGGGCGGCACGTCGGCCAGTGTCACGGGAGTGGCTGCGCAAATTTCCGTGTCCGGCGGCGTGGGGTCTCCGTCGTCTGGAGACGTAGTAACAGGAGTGGGCGCGGCTATAACGGTTGCCGGAGGCGTGGGTACCCCCTCGGGTAGTGCGGGCGTGACCGGCGTGGGAGCGGCCATCAGCGTGGCTGGTGGCGTCGGTACTCCCTCGGGCAGCGCTAACGTCGCAGGTGCCGGAGCCCAGGTCAACGTCGCCGGCGGCGTCGGCACTCTCTCATCCGGGCAGAACCTCACGGGCGTCGGGGCCACGAGCACGGTTGCAGGAGGGATAGGATCTCCGTCGGCCGGCGATGTCGTGACCGGGGTGGGTGCCCAGACCACTGTGGCCGGGGGAGCCGGAACCCCTGCTGGCGCAGCCAATGTCACCGGAGTCGGAGCTGCTGTCGCCGTGCTCGGCGGTGCGGGCACGCCCGCAGGCGGTGCGAACGTGGCGGGCGCGAGCGCTCAGGTGGCCGTGGCGGGCGGCGCAGGCACTCCCTCGGCCGGTGACACCATCACGGGCGTCGGCGCGAGCGTGGTGGTCTCTGGCGGGCTCGGAACGCCCTCGGGATCGGCCGGCGTCACCGGCACCGGAGCCCAGATCACCCTTGGCGGCGGTGCTGGCACCCCGTCGGGATCGGCCAGCACTACCGGAGTCGGTGGTCAGGTCAATGCCTTGGCGGGCACGGGCACTGTCTCAGCGGGTGTCAGCATCACGGGAGCCGGAGCCCAGGTCAACGTTTCCGGCGGAATCGGGAGCCCGTCGGCTGGCGGCAGCTACAATGTCCTCGGACTCGGTGCCCAGGTCTCTGCCGCCGGCGGCATCGGCACTGTCTCGGCCGGGGTCAGCCTAACTGGCATAGGGGCATCGGCTTCGGCGGCTGGGGGCGCGGGCACCCCCTCCGGCAGCGCGAATGTCACGGGAGTCGCAGCCCAGGTATCCGTCGGAGCTGGCCTGGGCACTCCGTCAGCGGGGGACAGTACCATCGTGACCGGAATCGGAGCCCTGGTCACCACGGCGGCCGGAGTCGGCAGCCTGGCCGCCTCGGCTAACGTGGCCGGGATCGCCGCGTTGATGTCGATCATCGGCGGCACCGGCAGCCCGGGCGGCGGCGGCGGGGTCGCTGGAGCGGCAGCTCAGGTAGGCGCGGCCGGGGGCGTCGGCGTGCCCTTCGGGCGGGTGGTCCTTTCGGCTTATGCCCAGGCGGTCATGGCATTCAATGCCCGCATCGCCGTGACGGCGCAGGCTACAATGGAGTTTGAGGCGGGCCAGCCCGTCCAGGCGGGGCTGACCACCCTCGCGTCCGACCCGTGGATCTCTATGTACCCGAGCACGCTATGATAACCGCCGCCACCACGTGCGCATTCAGCGCCTACACCACCGTCACGGCGCAGGCTACAATGGAATTTGAGGCTGGCCAGCCCTTCACCGGGGACGCGGCGGCGCTCGCAACCGATCCGTGGATCTCGATGTACCCGGGGTAGCTCCATGCCGACCACTATGACCGACCTGATCGCCCGGGTCCGGGCCGAGATCGGCGATCCCCCGCAGCCGTTCCGCACCACGGCGTTAGGCAACGGCGCTACCCAGTGGTTTGACCTGCCTAAGCAGCAGATCATGGCGATCACCACCGCTGATATCGTCAACGGCGCGAGCTTAACGAACCTAACCGACGCTTCAGCTAATACCGCATGGTCTTCGGCTGCGTCCTATGTTACCGGGCAGTTCGTCACGTACCAGAATAAGTACTACCAGGCGGCGCAGAACAGCACGAACCAGCTCCCGACGAGCACCGCGTACTGGACCGACATCACCGCTCTGGCATACACGATCAATGACCAGATGGGCCAGATCCAGCTTGGCCAGCCGGTGCCGAACAATGCCACGCTGATCATGGCCGGCCAGTCGTGGTCGCTGTTTACCGACTCCGAGCTGACCACGTACCTCACCGATTCCGTTAACCAGCACTGCCTCGGCCAGACGATAAAGACCAGGATTCGAGACTACCGGGGCTTCATCGACTACCAGGAGCAGCCGATAGGGCTGTCTAACATGCCGCCTATCGAGGTGCCGCTGGTGGTCATGCTGGCTACGATCAACGTCTTCTGGACGCTGGCTAATGATGTCGCCAGCGACGTCAACGTGCACACCGCCGAGGGCACGTCGATCGACCGCAGCGCGCAGTACGGCCAGATCATGTCGCAGATCGCGGCCATGACGCAGCGCTACCAAGACCTGTGCGGCCAGCTCAACGTCGGCGTCTACCGGGCCGAGACCCTGACCCTGCGCCGGGCCAGCCGGACCACGGGCCGCCTGGTGCCCGTCTACACTGACCGTGAGTACGATGACCACGGCCTGCCGCAGCGCCAGCTCCCGCCCATCGACAAGCGCTACGAGGACCCGTCGGGCATCCCTGACCTGTTCTACGCCGGGCCGTACGGAGTCTAGATGGCCCGGGTAGACAGCAAGCACAGCCCCCGGTTCAATAACGACCAGGCCACCGACAGCATCCTCCAGGGGCTGCGCGGCTATGCCGAGAATAACGGGGACTGGCTGTCGTATTACCGCTTTGACCCGCTGGCCACGATGATGGATGATGTTTATGACGAGGCAGTAGGCTGCGGCCTGATATACCGCCCGGCCGTCCGCTTGCAATGCGTCCACGTCACGCACGTCGAGGGCGGCAACGAGGACTCCGACCTCGGCTTCTACTACAATGATGACTTAGACGCCGTTATCGCATTCGACCTGTTCCTCCAGGCGGGCATGACAATGGCGGATATCGCCACGGGCAACTACATTAAAGACCGGCTGGTATATGACCGCAAGCTGTTCGCCGTCAAGCAGCTATCGGTGCAGGGCCAGATCCAGGAGCGGGACATCATGATAGGGCTGTCGGCAACGCAACTGAAGCCCGATGAACTCGTGAACGATAGCGCCTGGTCGCAGTGGTCCCTGGGGGGCCAAGATGATCAAGAAGGTACGGAGTAGAGATGTCACTTCCTGTAACCGGCGCGAGCAACTGGGCCGTTCCGTTGAATAGCTACATCACCAGCGTGGTACTGGCTGCCGCGCAGTCGGCCCAGGTGGCGATCACTAACCACCAGGCGGCCGGTGATGCCCACGGCGACCGGGCGTATGCCCTGGGGTTAGTCGCCCCGCTGACGACGGGCGTCAACGGGCCTAACGGATTCCTCCAGCTCAATGGCATCGGCAAGATCCCCAACGGCGTGCTGCCCGCTGGCGGGGGACGGACGGCGGCGTTCGACGTCGTGAAGGACTACAGCGCCCCGACCAACGGCACTGCCGCCAGCTCGGCCATCCAGAGCGCGCTGAACGACGCCGGCACGCTGGGCGGCGGCGAGGTCTGGGTAGGCGACGGCAACTTCGGCATCGACAGCACGCTGTACTGCCCGGCCAACGTGTGGCTGCACCTGAGCCCGGGCGCGACCATGACGCGCATCGTCAACGCCGGGTCGGGCCTGGCGCCGGCGTACATGCTGGCCAACTTCAACGGCTCCGTGTCCTCCAGCGGCTCCAGTGGCATCCTGGTCGAGGGCGGCAAGTGGGTATTCGACAGCCAGGCTGCGGCAGGCACGCCGATGGCCTTCGTCGGCGGCGACTCCATCCTGGTACGGAACACCAGCATCCGCACGCTGGCCCTGAGCCCGTGCGTGCTGTTCGCCGGCTGCACCAACTCCGCTACCGACGAGGTGCAGTTCAGCAGCGCCACGCCCGGCCTGGGCCGGTCTTCCTACACCAGCGCGCCTCCTGCCGTGCGGATCGAGACGGCCAGCTCCAGCGTGATCTCCGGGCTGAACGCCGCCATCTACAGCAACGCCGCCTGCACGTCCGTGGGCGTCCGGGGCTGCAATATCACCGGGGCCACCGGCAGCGACGGAACCGGGCTGTATACCGTCTTCGGGGGCATCGCGGGAACTACCGCCGCGCCGGCCAGCGTGTTCCACCGGAACATCATCGTCTCCGGGAACATGTCAGCGGGCTTCCCGGTCAATGCCACGTACCCGGTCAACTGGCAGACGTGCACGATCGACGGCAACCAGTTCAGCCTCAACAACGGCCAGGATGCCTCGCCGGCATGGAACCCCTCGGCGCCGGGCAGCACCAACCAGGTCATCGTCAATAACACCGTGGCGGGCGCGGGCCAGAACCTCAGCGCGTACTACACCGCGAACAGCGGGGGCCGCACCGGCACGTCGCCGACGCTGGACAGTACCCTCCAGGTCACGGTGCAGGCTAACGGCGTCTACGAGGTCCGGGCCGCCATCGGCTACTCCAGCGCGTCTGCATCCGCCGGCCTGAAGTATGACTTCAGCGGGCCGTCGGGCTTCGCGTTCAACTACACGACGAACCGCCAGCAGGACTTTCACGACAGCTTCGGCGATGCTATCACGTCATCCCAGACCAGCCAGATAACGGCCGGCTCAGCAGACACCGCATCGACTAACCAGAGCGGCCAGGGCGCGGTCCAGATCCTCGGGCTGCTCCAGGTCGGGTCGTCCGGCGGTACCTTCGGATTCAAGTGGTCGCAGCAGTCGAACAGCCCGGGCAACCCGGACACCCTGACCAAGGGCTCTTACCTCTACCTGACCCGGGTGGCCTAATGGGTTGGCTCAGAAATGAGGACTCGGCGCTGAAGGCCAAGATCCAGGATCTATTGGTATTCGATGAGAACGCCCCGGCGGCAGGCCGTCCGGTGCCCGTGCGCTACCGGCTGCCGCAGGACGAGCTGGCCAACCTGAGCTACCCCATCATCATCATCAGGCACGCCGGGCTCTATCCTGATCCTGAGCGCGAGCACCGGGGATACGTAACGCTCCCCTATGCCCCCGAGGGCTACAGCCAGTGGTGGTCGGACGACACGCAGGCCGACGTCACGATGAGCCCGTATTATGCCAACTTTCCCATGCCATACCGATTCAACTACGAGATCGTCCTGTATGCCCGGTTCATGAACGCCCACGTACAGCCGCTCGTGGCCCAGCTCGCCACCCAGGCTTACCTGCCGGCCAAGTGGGGCTACCTGGAGGTGCCGCAGGACGGCACGATAAGGTCGATGTTCCTGCTCGGCGGCCCGGAATTCAGCTACGGCCAGGATGAAGACGGCAAGCGCATGATAAAGGTCACGTACCTTATCAGCGTCTTCTCCGAGCTGGTCGAGAACGTTCAGAGTCTGGTGCCGTTCGGCGGTACACTGGTTCCTGTGAACACTGTGGACCTGGACCTTAAGGTATACAGTGATATCAGCCAGATAAGCATGAGCACGCCAGCGGAGATAGAAGAAAACCGGGGCATCCTGAGCGTCGGAGTGGCCAGCTCGTTCAACGCTCTAGGATCGTAGGTAGGAGAAGCATGACCACCACACCATTGCGTCCGGGCGTGTTCGTCACCACGACCTTAACCCCGCTCACCACCAGCACCTCGGGCATCCCCGGAGAGGCCATCCCGGCGTTCGCGTTACCGTATAACCGCGGGCCGATAGGCCCCGTGCTGATCAAGAGCTGGCAGACGTTCACCAAGCTGTACGGCGACTTCACCACCGCGGCCGGCTCGCTGCTGCACTACGCGGTGTACCAGTTCTTCGCCAACAACGGCGGCGCATGCTATGTGCTGCGGTGCCCTAACAGCGATGCCGCGTATGCCACCACCACGCTGGACGGGACCGGCGGGGACTCCTCCACCGTCATCCTGACCGTCAAGGCGATCAGCCCGGGCGCGTGGGGCAACCAGCTCTATGTCACCGTCAACACCACGGGCGTGGCCGGCCGCGTCAACGTAGCCGTGTACTCGGGCGGCAGCGCCGCCTCGAATGCCGTCGAGAGCTGGGTTGACCTGAGCATGAACCCGTCCGACGCGCGCAACATCGCGGCGGTGATCAACAGCCCGGTGTCGGGATCGGCGTACATCTCGGTCACGGAGTCCCTGGGCGCAGGCGGCTACGTCGCCGGCACCACCGACCTGGCCGTCGTCACCAGCCCGCAGGCGCTGACGTCCGGCGCTGACGGCACCACGGCCCCGGTGATCGGCACCTACATCCCGGCCCAGCTCGACACGCTGCCCAACCAGATCATCGACCTGAACATCCCGGGCTGGACCACCACCTCCGACCTGAACACGATCATCTCGTGGGCACAGGGCAGGGGCGATGTCTTCGTGGTCATCGACGGCCCGGCCCCGAGCCTGCCGTCGACGAGCGCCCAGGTCGCGCAGAACTACGTCAACATGACCACCAGCGCCGTGAACGCCACGGTGCAGGCGGCTATCTACGGCCCGTGGCTCCAGATCCCGGACCCGGCATCGGCCGTGCCCGGCGCGCTGAAGTTCGTGCCCCCGGGCGGCGCGGTGCTCGGGCTGTGGAGCTACAACGACAGCGTGTACGGCGTGCAGAAGACGCCCGCCGGCATCCAGAATCCCCTGAAGGCGATCGGCCTGGAGGCCAACTTCACGCCGACCGACCTGAACAGCCTCCAGACGGCCATGATCAACCCGATCAAGAGCATCCCGGGCGCGGGCATCTGCGTCTTCGGCGGCCTCACGCTGTCGCCGGGCTACCCGAGCCAGTTCATCGCGGTAGAGCGCACCCTCCAGATGCTCGTGCATGACTTGCAGTACCTCTGCCAGTTCGCGATCTTCGAGCCCAACAGCGCGAACCTGTGGGCCAACATCACGGCGGTGCTGACTAACTACCTGAACCAGCAGATGCAGTCGAACGTGCTGGCGGGCAACACCCCGCAGACGGCATACGCGGTCGTGTGCGACTCGTCCAACAACACGCTGACCAGCGCCCAGACCGGCGTCGTCAACGTGCAGGTCGCGGTGGCCCTCCAGAGCCCGGCTGAGTTCATCGTGATCAACCTGTCTCAGTTCCAGGGCACCACCACGGCCACCGTCGTCACCTCGTAGGGGTTGGTTAAGATTCCTGTCACCCAGAAGAGCAGCATTGCCCATTTAGCGACGGACCCGTTACGGAACTTCAAGTTCCAGGTGACCATCACGCCGAACAGCGGGGCGGCCATCAACCTCGGCTTCATGTCGGCGTCCGGGCTGAACATCCAGGTCGACGTCATCGCCTACCGTGTCGGCAGCTATAACACCACCACCCAGAAGATGCCCGGCCAGGCGGACTTCTCACCGATCACGCTGTCCCGGGGACTGGCTGTCGGCACGCCGCAGAACTGGAACTGGATGAAGCAGCTCTTCACGGTGATGCAGGGCACCGGCCCGAACAGCGGCACCACGGACTTCCGGGCCACCATCGACATCCAGGTGCTGGCGCACCCGGTCACCGCAGGGACGGTCAACTACCTGGCCTGGTACCGCGTGTACAACGCGTGGCCGACGGCACTGGCCTATTCCGACCTGGACGCGGGCGCGAACCAGCTTCTCATCGAGCAGATGACGCTGGCGCACGAGGGCTTCGACTTCGGCCTGTCCAGCAACCTCGGGCAGGACGCGCCTACGCCTTCATAACACCGCGAGCATGCACGGTAGACTACCACTCGGGCACTATTAGGAGCAACAATGGCACGCAGCACGAGCATGACCCGCGAGGAGATCTTAGCCGACCCCGCAAGCGCGGCGGCGGCTCTCGACGTCGCGCAGAAGGCGTCGGTGTCGGACCTGCCGGTGGCCGACCTGCCGCCGGATGACCTGGTAACACTGCCCGGCGGCTACATCCACAAGGGCAGCGTCATCAAGCACGCCGTGGTCCGCGAGCTGAACGGCGAGGACGAGGAGGCCCTGGCCAGGGCGCTCCGGGGCGGTAACCTCTACCACCTGCTCGACACGCTGATCACGCGCGGCGTGGCCAGGCTGGGGGACCTCAGCTACAGCGACAGCCAGGCGGCGGTGCCGAACCTGCTGACCGGTGACCGCGAC